ACGTCGCCAGCGGCGCGCATGGTTACGAGTTCCATGACCTGTGACGCGGTGGTTCCGCCGGTCAAGACCGACTTTGCACCATCCCGGAGATAGCCCAGCCACACGTTGCCGCGTTCGGCGACTGTGGGGCGCATGAACGGGCGCGCGGGAGTGATCGCCTTGGCCCCGTTCTCAAAGGTAATTTCGGCCCCGAATTCCTGGATTGCGGCAACGTACGCCACGGGGGTCGCTTCCTTGTCGGGGTACTTGGCGGTTTCAAACCAACCGGTTTTTCCCTCCAGACCGTCCAGGGCCTTGAGAGCCGCCGAGAGCTTCGCCACACCCGGCCCGGAGCGCCGAACGGCCACGCTAGCCGCCCCAGCGGCCCGTGGGGCCTCGGAAACCCCCACGTGCAAACGAGCCGCCCAGGTAAAGCCCCCCGGCGCTCTTGACGCTCAACAACGCCCAGAGTTGGACGCCGTAGGGCGTGAGGTTCAACCACCACGCCCAGGCGTTCTTGGCGGGCGGCGCGGCCAATTGAACGTCCACCTTGTCCACGCGGGCTTGCGTGAGGATCGCCGGAGTTTGGCCGAACGCGGCCATGGTGCTCAGCTTGAGAAGGTGGGCGGCCATGAAATTAAGGGCGCTCTGGAGCGGGGGTCCGCTCAACAAGCACCCGTCGTAATCGCCCAGATAGGTAACGCCCACGTCCCAGAACGCTTGCAACATGGCGTCCGGATACCCGGCGGGGAACGCCGCCGCGTTGGCGAACTCCGGGAAAATTACCCGGAAATTCGCCTTGTCTAGGACGTGTTGCGCCATTGTCGGGCCTTACGCCCGGTTGGGGTTGCGCTTGGGTGCGGCGCTGGCGGCGGGGTGAGCCGACGCCGCCGCCTGGGCGGGCGCGGCTTCGGAGATTGCGTCCGCCTTCACGTCGGTCGGCTTCGGGCCGTCCTGCCCGGAGAAGTCGCCGGGCTCCAGCGGGGCGGACGTGTCGCGACCCTCAAGGCCCGCGTCGGCGATGATTTTTTCCGGGTCTTCCTTGTGGCCGGAGACGGCGAGGAAGCCGCCCGCCACGTGGAACTGGAAATGGTAGTTGTCCTTGAGCCACGCGTAATCGTCGGCGGAGACCTCGGTGACCACGCCGCGCGGCGTAATCAGGCGCTTGTCGGCGACGTTCGAGCCGCCCTTGATAAGCACCGATTTCTCCACCAACGGGAGGTCGCCGCCGCCCGCCACGTAATCGGCGTAAATGTTGTTGGCCGACAGGGTGGAGTAAATGAAAACGCTTTTCGACATGACCCGGTCTCTCCAGATTGCGCGCACGAAAACGGCGCGAGGGTTTCGAGCCCCCGCGCCGCCTTTGCTCTCCCCGTCCCTCGAAAGGGCTAGATGCCGGAGCGACGAACGACCGCGTAGGGTCGCTTGAGCATAATGCCCGCCGTCGCGTTCGCATAGTCCTCCAGGTAGTTCTTGGCCCGCTTCTCCACGCCCAGGGTCTTGAACTTGGTGGGAACGATCTGGATGAACGTTTGGCCGCCGTCGTCGCTGTCGCCGTCGTTGATTTCGTCGGCGTAGAGATAGAAGACGTTGGCGCCGCCGTTGGCCGCCGCGAGTTCCGGGGCGACCACCACGCGCATGTTCGGGTAGGTCTTTTTCAGCCAGTCGGCGACCGACATTCCGAAATCCGTGGTGACGGACAGGTAATTGTCCGTCCCCAGCGGGAGCGCCAGCGTCATCGCGGTCGGGTTCTGGGCGTTCGGCCCGCCCTTGATAACGCCGCCGCCCTGGACGATCAGCGCGCCGACCGCGTTGCGAATGTCGGCGGTGATTTCCTGGAAATTCTTGGTGGACCATTGCGGGGTCCCGGCGGCGCCGTTCGGCACGTTGACGTAGGCCGGGAGGGACGGGTCATTGAGGAACCCGTACGTGCGGTCGTTGCCGGAGTTGTAGCCGTAGAAGCCGACGCGGTTGCGCTGAATGTCCAGCGCCAGCGTGGCGGAGGCGCGCTTGCGGGCGGCGGAGGCCACGCGGACCTTGCTGGCGCGGGCTTCCTCCAGGACGCCCACTTGCATTCCCTCCTCGAACCGAACGATAGTCCGGCGCTCGAACGCGAGGTTCCAGGACGCCAGCGGAACGTTGGTGTAATCGCCGTAAAGCTGGGCGAGACCCGTGGGCTCCATGGTCCCCTGGACCACTTCCTCGTCTTCCCAGTCGCCCGCCGTGGTGATCCCCACGAGGTCGTCAATCGTGCGGGCCTGAGTGATCGCCGAGACGAACCCAGGCAACCAGTTCTGGAGGAACTGAACGGGCGTCACCGCCGTCCCGGCGTACACCGTGGGCTGGAGGTCCGGCGCGGCGTCTAGGCCCGCCATCATGGCGCGCACGGTGCGCTCGTCCAGGTCGATCCCGAGCCGCGAAAGCTCGCGGTAGTCCGCCACGTCCTCGGCGGTCATGACCACGGGGCGGACGTTACGGCCCGAAACGTGGGAGTGGACGATTGAGGGCCGAAGGGCCATGAGCTTTCCCCTTGAAAATTTTGCTGGCCTCCGGTCCCTACTCGCCGCCGTGTGAAGTTGTGGGGCGGTGCGCGCACACCGCCCTTGGTTTTAGCTGCCCGCCGGAACGCCCGCGCGGTTGGTGACCCGGATGACGGCGAGGCTCGCGCCCGCGTCCGTGAACCGTTCGACCACGCCGATTGCGTATTGCCCGGCGCCCGCCGGTTTGGCGGCGGCGGGGGCGGTCGTAACGAGCGTGCCGTCCGCCGTGAGGAACCACACGATATCGCCGGGGGCCGACGCCGCCGGGAGCGCGACGAACAAGTACCCGTCCGTGACGAGTTCCACCGCCACGTCATTCGGGAGCGTGAGACTGGAGGCCAGCGAGCCGCCCGCCGTCGTGCCCAAGAGGGCGTACACCTTCGGGTTCGCGAGAATGCCCGCGAACACGTTGACGCCGCCAACGGCGACGATCAGGGGTTTGGGGTCGGCGGCGCCCGCCGAACCGGCGGCCCACGAACCGGTGGCCCCGGAGGTGATCGTACACGCCCGGCCAACCACGTTGAGGGTGGCGTCGGCGGTGTGGAGGATCGCCGGTTGCCCACGGAACGGCCCGTCAAGGGCGAGTTCGCCGACGACGCCCGCCCCTTGTTGGGCTTTGACGGTGGATTGGAAGGCCATGGGCTTTGTTCCCTGTTAAAGTTGGTCCGGGGCGGCGCGACGCGATTAGGCGGCGGCCTCCGGCTTGACGTGGCGGTCCACGAAAGAGGTTTTCGGCGCGGCGCCGTCTTGCCCCGACGTGGCGGCGACCTTGGACGGATCGCCCTTGGCGGTCATGAACGCGTCCAGCGCCACGGCCTCGGAGCCCTTCGGAACGTCCTTGAGGCCCAGCTTCTCCACGCCGTACTCCGCGACCTGGGCGTGCGTCATGCCCGAATGATCGAACGTGCCGACGTGGTCCTTGAGGCGACCCGCCAGCGCGTCGCGCTTGGAGAGCGAGGCGACCATGGCGGCCTCGTCCATGCCGGTCTCCGGCTTGGCGGCCTTGAGCGCGGCGAGTTCCTTGCCTTGGCGTTCGATCACCGCCCGCGCCTCGTCCAGCGTGGTAATGGCGTCTTGGCCGGAGCCGCCGCCCATCGTGTCGTTGCCGGTGTCCTTGGTCATCGTGTCCGCTCCCGCGTCCTTGCCGCTGGCGCTGTCCTCGCCGGACCCGCCCGAAATACTGTCTTGCCCGGCGCCGCCCGCGACGGTGTCCGCGTCCTTGCCGGAGCCGCCGATTGTGTCCTTGCCGGAGCCGCCGCCCACGGTGTCGTTTCCGCCACCGCCGCCGACCGTGTCCTTGCCGCCGCCACCCGAAGCCGTATCCCCGCCGGAGTTCGTGTCGCCGCCAGCACCACCGCCCCCGCTCATCGCCTGCGTAACCACGTCCAACGCGGCCTGGAGTGCAGCGGCGATTTTTTGCAGGGTTTCCGGGTCCATGCCGCTCAAGTCCTTTGCATCCATTGCGAAAGCGTCCAGCACCGCGACACCCGGCCCCATCCGTCCGCGCTCAACAAGCGCAACGTGGTTTCCCCGAATGACGCGTTGCACCGCGTCGTACCGAACGCCTTTGTAAACGCCCGGAGTGAAATCGTAAATGCATCTATAGCCGCAAGAGATTTCTTTCTTTCCGGCGTCGATATCCGCTTTGAGCTTTTCGGACCAAACCTTGAGGTTTCCGTAAAGCGTGTCGTCCTCGGCGTCGTAATACGTACGCTCGCCGATAACCCCATGCACGCCCTTGTCCTCGGCGGGCTTTAACCGGTCTTCCTCCGCGCCAAGCATGGAGTGCTCGTCCACGAACGGGAGAAGACGGAACGAGGCCACGGTTTCGGGGGAGGACAGTTCCTCCGGGGGGCGGAGCACCCAGTAAATCTTGTTGGGATCGCCGGACGGAAACTTGTCGGTCCCGGCTCCGATTGAACGGCCCAGGTAGGGGAACACGCCCGCCTTGGAGAGCGGGTTACGGTCCACCTCAAACCAACCGTTTATGTCGAAACGCCGGGCCGTCACTTGTCGCCGCCTCCAAAGTCAACCACTGGTATCATACGACACCGGCAATTAATCAACTGTCCCGGCAAACCACGCTCCCCGGTCTTGTCGTCAATGACCGGCGGATTGTGGAGGTCGAAAATCTGGCCATTGAGCGTGTGCAAGTGAAGGGGCCGGGGCGTCCGCCCGCCGCTGGAATGCAACCACTCAAACTTGCGGACCCCCAGATTTTTCAGCCGGGCCGAATTTACGGCGGTCGTAACCTTCCGCGTTTGGTCCGTGGCGATAAGCGTGGCGCGTTTCTTGGCGACCTCGCCCGTTGCGGTCACGGCGTCCAGAACGGTCTTGGTCCCTTGTTCGCTCTGGATTGACCGCATTACGGCGCCCTGGAGGTCCGTAAAGTATTTCTGGGGAATGGACTTAATCAGCGCAATGTTCGCGGCGGTCGCGGCCTTGGTGACCTCCAGCACGCGCCCGTCAATCACCGACGTTTTCAGAGACAGGCCGCCCGAAACTTCCTTGAGGCTGGCGTGGAGCGTCGTTTGACTGTGTTGCGCGATTTGCTCCGCCGTCCGTTTCGCGAGGCCCGGCGCGAGCTTGTCAAAGAACGCCTGGAACCGCTGGGCCATTCCGTTCATGAGGATACGGGATTGCGACGCCAACGACGCGTCCATGCCGGAGGTTACGGCGGGGCCGTGCGCGGCCCACACACGGTCAAGTTCCCGGTGGCTCTCCGCAACCATGGCGTCCACGAGACGGTGGAGCGCCGCCGCGTATCGGGCCTCGGCAATGTGCGGGTATTCCAGGGGGTGGCCCCAGAACGTCACGCCGCCCTGGGCGTCGGCGTAAGCTTTCCGTTTCCGGGTGAGCGGGACGCGGCGCTTAGGCATTGTGGAGCGCCGCCGTAGCGCGCTCCAGCGGGTGGTGGACAAGCGCCATGGTCGCCTCGTCCAGCGGATCGCCGCCGCCCTCGCCCGCAAGGGCCTCCAGGGCCGCCGTAGCGTCCTCCAGGGCCTTGACCGGGTCATCCCCGTCCGGCGCGTCGGTGATCCCGAAATACCCGCTGTCCCGCGTCGTGCGGAGGCGGTCGCGAATGTCGGTTCCGTCGATAGCGCCAACGGCGGCGTAAATCTGATCGGCCTGGGCGGTCGCAAGGTTGCGCTCCGCAATTTCCTTGCCGGTCGGGCTGTCGGTCGGGTTCCACTCCACGTGCGGGTCCAGCACCGCCGGGTCCGCTCGAAGCTCCGACTTGAGCACGAGCCGCAAATGGTGCTCCAGGAACGGCGTAAGGTCGTTCTCTTGAATGTCCTCTAGGTGCTCGTGATACGACGCCTCGTCATACTCCCCCGTGGAGTTGAAGCCCTTGGGCGACGTGCCCAGAATTTTCGTGGCGGGAACACCCCCGGCGGCGGCCACAAGTTGGTATTGCGTCATCGTCAAAACGTCCACGTCCGTAAGCGTGGTGTCGAACTGTTGCATGGTGTCGTCAGTGTCGTTGATTTTGACGCCGAAGTTGTCCCGCAAGTTGGCGAAATTCGCCATGTGCTGGGCGAAATTGTCTTGGTTGGCGTAAAGCGCCTCCAGGTCCGTATTCCAGACCGTAAGCCGCTTGGTCATGGCGAGTTGCGGCGCCTCGTTGGCGCATCGCTCCGCCGCGTACACCCGCTCCATGATTTGCTGGGGAACCGGAATGCCGCCGTACATGTACGAGGGCTTGAGGATATCCGCCGGTTGCTGGGTGCGGAAAATCGCGAGGTGGGACTTGTGGTACTTAGTCCCGTTTATCAGCCACCACGTGGGGTCATAAAACTCCGGGTTGGCCGGGTCGGACACCGCCCCCAGGTCCAGTTGCGGGGAACACCAATACGGGTCCACCTCCACAATGCCCCGGTAAGTCCCAGGCCGCACGCCGTCAATGTTGAACGGGCGTTCGTAATCCCGCGAGGTGTAACCCTCGATTTTGAAAATCGCGATACGAATTCCGAACACCCGGCCCAGGCGCACGAACTCTTGCATGTGGTGGTTGACGCGGAATTTCTTGTTGGCCTTTTTGATCGCTTCGATTTGGTCCGGGGTGCTCTCACCCGAAAGTTTCACCTCAAACCCGTTGCGGATCGCATCGCGCGCGGGCATGGCGCACACTTTGCCGATAAGCCAATTCTGGGCGAGGATCGCGGCCAGTTGGTGGCCGATGAAACTTTGCGAGGCGTACCACGCGTAAAGCGCGTCCCCAATGGCCGCGTCACTGATCGCTTTGAGCGTGGCGAGGTTGCCCGGCGCGTCATCCGTGGCCCAGCCGCCACCCTCCACCGGGACCGGGGCGAACCTCTTGAGGCGTTCCACGAGCGCCGCGTGGGTCTCCGCCGCCGAAGGGAGCCGCACACCCTCAAAGTGGGTGGAAAACGGATTGCGCTGGCGAGGCTCCGGCGTCTCCAGGGACGCAGCGGAACCGAAAAGCCAACGGATCAAAAGGCGGCGGAGCATGAGCGGACAATGCCCGCCCGCGCCCTAGCCGGTCAAGGCGCGGTTTAGAGGGCCGCCCAGGCGTCGTAAAACGCGTGGCCCAAGGCAACTTGCCCAGCCTCGGCGTAATGCACGTCGTCGGGTTGCATGGCGAACCCGATAGTTTTGAAGCTCTCCACGTGGCCGTCCGCTTGGTCCTCGTTCCACTGAGCTTGCCGCACCGCCAGATTGTCGGCGGCGGCGCCCACCGCGTCGTTGATCCTGGAGAACACGAATTCGGTGACGTTCCAGTCAACGCGGGCGTGCGACACAAGCCCGGCGAGGTTTACCCCGTAGCTGGCGGCCATGTCCGAATGCACGGCGTCGTTCTCCCCCAACACCACGTCCGCCACGTCATAGTGCGTGAAGGCGTAGGGCGTGCCGTCCAGGGCGTGCATGGCCGCGCCGGTCGCCGAAGTCGTGGAGGCGTACATGCCGCCAGAGCCCGGCGCCCAGTCCATGGCGAGCGTGGTGGAGCCCTTCACGGTCTGGGCGTCCTTGACAATCCAGAGGACCCCGGTGGGGTGAGCCGCCAGCCAATCGTTGGCCTCTTGGACTTCCGGCCCCCACGCGAGCGGGTTGGCGACGGTCCCGGTGTTCACGCCGGGGCGCATGTAGTTCCAGGCGTCGCCCACCCCGTCGCCGTTGGTGTCGGCCCAAATTTGCACGCGGGCGGTGGGGGCGTACGGCGCGGGGCCGTTGTTGAGATAGCCGAGAGCGTTGCTGTCTCCGGCGATAATCAGGCGGGCGTCGGTCACGGGGGGAAACTCCAAGTTACGGCGCTACCCCTACGCTACGTTGACGACACCGTCAACTCAAATTAGGCCGCGTCGTTGTATTGTTGGTTGGGCAAGAGCGCCCCGGCTTGCAACCCGTCCGGCGCGAGCAATTGGCCCGGTAACGGGGCGTAATTATTGTTGGCCGCGTCCACAACGAACGTGGACCACGCGGCGCCCCCGGCCAACGTCGTATTGGTGGACAACGTCGGCGCCGCCCCGGAGCGGACCCAGTTTTGGTCAATCCCGGCGGCGACCGCCGCACCGCCCGCCGCCAAGGTCCAGGCCGCCGTGTCGTAAGCGTTGTGCGTGTGCTCGCAATAGGCGTCCGGCGCGTAGTTCTCTCCGGACGGCTGAATGGTGATAGTGACGCCTGGGCCAACGGTCATCCCGCCGTTGTTGAGCGTCGCCACGGTATTCGTTCCGTCGAATTGGTGCGTAATCCCCGCGACCACCGTTCCGGCGGTAATTCCGGCCCCGGTCACCGTCATCCCCACCGCCAGATATTTGTAACTCAGGGTGGTTCCGGGGATCGTCAGGACGTTCCCCGAAATCGTGGCGGTGGTGCTCGTCATCGCCGCGTTGGAGGCGACCCAGTTGAACGCCGCCCCAGCGAACGTATTTCGAGTAAAGCCCACGTGGCTGTTGGGGCTGTCCACGAAACTCCGGAGACCATTTACGCCAATATTGTAACTCCAATCGCAATCTTGGAAATTGGAGGCGGTGTGGTCTAGGAAAATCTCTTGAATGTCCGTCCCGATATTCGTGAAGGTGTTGTAAAGCACCATGACGTTTGACGTAATCAGGCCGGAGCTAAAGTTCTGTTGCACGTCGGCGTGGTCATCGTAACACGCGCCAATCGTGATCGTCCCGCCAATGGGGATATTGACCGGCGTTCCGTTAGGCAGGGAGCCGCCGTTAAACGCCGCCGTGGGCGCCGACGCAGTCCCGGCCATTTGCATGTAAACGAGCCGCATGGCGTCGGAGAGCACAACCGGCACGAGCCCCACGCCCAGCCCGGTAAGGAAGTCGGCGAAATTTTGGAAACGCCAGTTAGCGCCCCCGGTGCTTTGGTCCACGTTGAACGTGTTGGGCGTGCCCCCCACGGTCACGGTGATTACTCGCGTGGAGCTATTTGCAGCGTTCGTCGCGGCAATCGTAACCGCAACTCCCGTCCCGTTCGTAATCTGGAGTGAGGGGTTAGCCGCCGGATCGCGCAACGGCCCGGTGGTCATGCTGTCCACGGTGCACCCGTGAATGCACCGGCTATTTTGCAGGGCGTCGCCCGCCATCCGGGAAAGCGTGCAATTCAGGACGAGTTCGCACCCGCTGAAACCATTGTAATAGTCGGACAAGTTTACGTCGGTGCACCACCACGTGGGCGCGTTGACGGTCGCGTTTCTCAACAATGAGACTTGGGGAACCGTTCGCGTGTTGCCGAACATGGCGTAAGGCCCGACGCCGACGAATTGGCAACCGTCCAGCCAAACGTTATCGTTGTCCTCGGCGTAAAGTTGGGTGAACTGGTCCGGCTTGAAAATAATGCCCGCGCCGCTGTAGCGCATTCCGCCGTATTTGAGGCGAGCCGTCGTAAACCCCGTCGTGACGATATTTGCGACCACGCCGGGAGCGTGCGTCAATGTCGCCCAGGTCCCGACGCTGGTAAATGCCGAGCTTAGCGGGGTGGTGAAATCCAGGTTGCAATTTTCCGTAACCGTAATGAGCGGACGGATTTTGCCATTGTTCTTGCAGAAAAGCGCCGCCGCCTGGAGCGTTTGATAATTCGTCCCGGTCTGGGGTTGGCTGGGCGTAAGCGTCAAGCTCGTATCGTATTGCAGACCGGCCCCAACGCCTGGGGCGCGAGCGTGGACAAGGTACGGGCCAAGAACCCGCTTCAAAATCGTCGGGTCCTTGGGGATGACCTCAACGTAAAACTGGACGGACCCGGTGACGTTGAGCGCCATGGTTGCGGCGTAATCGAACATGAACGCGTAGCACCCACGGCGGAGTTTCTTTACCGCGTTGCTGTCGAGGTAGGGGACCGTGACTTTCGTGT